AGAACGGCAACAAGGGAATTCCCCAAAAAGCAAAGGGCTACGGCGTTGCTACAATGACCGTTCCTAAGCAGAGCTTAGAGGTTTTGGTTTTGACTTTAGATTTTGAGGGCGAAAAAAAAGCCCCGCCGATTTCTCGGCGGGGCTTGGTGGTACTAGAGAACTACTTAGATAGGCGAATCTTCGCTAGGCAACTCAGGCAACACATCTTGAATCTGAGTAAGCAAGCTGATGTCAGTCACCAACTTAATGCGCTTGATAATATCCGCACGCAATTCTTTAGCATATTCAATGTCAGCTTTGTTGCGATCTTCATCACGACGCTTGATCTCAGCCTTCACCTTGCTAGCCTTGGCGAACTCATCGTCAGCCTTGTAAGCGGCGAGCAATTCTTCTAGCTGAGAATCAACCATGCCCATGAGAACTTTCTTTTCTTCCTCACGCTTACCAGCCATGCGCTGACCATCTTTAGTGGGCTTAGCTGGCTTAGTTAGCCCAGTCTCTTTTTCCATACGCTTAGCCAATCTCTGCCACGCACGACCAGCCGATTCTTCATTAGCATTAGGCTTAAGCGACATATACTTACGCAACCACGCCGACATGATAGCTTCCCACTGAGCAAAAGTAGGATCAATGCCAAGCAACTCAGCCAACATCATCGCCGACTTCTCTTGACCTAGATCAGCCTTGAAAGCATCTTCCTCAGCTTCGAGAGTACGATTAACAATCTGCGAAACCTTGTCGGACTGGTCAAGGGTTAAAACATACTCAGCCTTCGGAGCTTCTACGATTTGAACAACTACATCTGATACAGTTTTGGTTTTACCCATGATTACATCTCCTACGCTACAAAGGATTGAACATTCCGACATCGTGTCGCTTTGTTCGTGGGATATAAGTAGCGATCTATCCCATGTATTTAGTATGCCTGATCTATTTAGAATGGGTAGGATTTCCACAGGATATAGTGGTAGATAGTATGACATCACATAGCCGACAATGACACGCAATAGCACGCTTAAAAAAATTTTGTTCTCACTTCGTGGATATAGATTAGTTAATTAAACTTTGTTGGGTAGCACTCCAAAATCTACATAGCAGTGACCCCACTATCCCCGACCCCCCAAAGCCATACATTGACGCACCACTAACACCATGTACACAAGGTTTTGTACGGTACATCACATGAAAAATATTTTTCTACCCCACCCCCTATATAAATTCCGGGGGTATGACAACACCTGGTTCTACAGAATAGGCCCCCTATCTTTTACTTGGGACTCCACCCCCAGGGGGGTATATAATTTTTCTACTCTTCACGTGAGTCGTGCTGGGGTGGGCACGTAGATTTCCACCCCACCTAAAAAATGTGTATACTGCACCCATCGAACCTCCACTAAGGTTTTATGCAAATACCAGTCGAACCAAACCTCGACATACCACCGCCAGCTAATGCTTTTCCTGAGCAAGGCGAAACCTACGAAGAGCGATTAAAGATCGCTGGGAATACTGCACTCTTGCTAAGTGAACTTGGCCTAGACGATGACATCTCTGACGAAGAAGCTGAGCTATCGGCCCAGATGATTGCCAAGCTCAAACCAGCTGAGCACAAAAACACCAAGCCTACTAAAGAAGAATCCAAAGCCCTGCAAAGAACTGGGGTAGCTCTGAAGATTGGTAGCTATCTAAGCGAGTACGAAAAGCAAGTTGTTGCTGATAAGGTCCAGGTACGCACAGTAGTAGTGAATAGGTTGATGGAAATCAGCCAGGACGAAGATAACAAGGTTGCCCTTAAGGCACTAGAGTTGCTTGGGAAGGCGTCGGACCTATTTACCGAGCGTTCTGAAATCACTATTACCCATAAAACTAGCGATGAGCTTAAGCAGGCAATCAAAGCACGTATCCAGCTGCTCATGCAAAACCCAATGAAAGCTATTCCTACTACTAATGAGCGTAGGCTATCTGAGTTATCAGACCAGAACATTACAGAAGTAGATGTAGTGGATATGGAACCCATCGACAAAGATGACTAAGCTCGACGAATTGAGCCAAGAGGAGCTGCAGTACCTCCTTGATAACCTTGACAATTTGAAGCCAGCTGAGCTGCGCGCCCTAGATGTAGAGACTGCACAGGCCCAAGAGGTCGTGGATAGGGAAAACTGCCAAGAAAAGTTTATGGATTTTGTACACACGGTGTGGCCTCACTTCATTGATGGTGCGCATCACAAGGAAATGGCAGAAGCTTTTGAAAGGGTGGCTCGTGGGGAATGTAAGAGACTTATTATTAATATGCCTCCTCGGCATACAAAGTCTGAGTTTGCTTCTTATCTACTACCCGCTTGGTTTTTGGGTAAATTTCCGAAAAAGAAGATCATTGAAACAGCTCACACCGCTGAATTGGCGGTTGGTTTCGGCAGAAAAGTACGTAACTTGGTGGATTCTGATGTTTATAAGTCCATTTTTCCGGGGGTTGGGCTCCAATCCGACTCCAAAGCAGCAGGTCGGTGGGCAACTAACCAGGGCGGAGACTACTTTGCTATTGGTGTGGGTGGTGCAGTTACGGGTAAGGGAGCGGATATCCTCATTATTGACGACCCTCACTCAGAACAAGAGGCAACATTAGCTGAAAACAACCCAGAGGTGTACGATAAAACGTACGAGTGGTATACATCTGGACCTCGTCAGCGTCTACAGCCAGGCGGTGCGATCATTATTGTGATGACTAGGTGGTCTAAGAAGGATTTGACTGGCCAAGTTGTCAAAGCAGCTGCCCAAAGATCAGGTGAAGAATGGGAAGTTATTGAATTTCCAGCAATTTTGCCTGACGGACTGCCACTTTGGCCTGAATTCTGGTCATTAAAGGAACTAGAGGCACTACATCAGGAATTACCTAATGGTAAATGGATGGCTCAGTACATGCAGAGCCCGACTTCTGACGTTTCAGCTATTGTTAAGCGGGAATGGTGGAAGATTTGGGAGCATGAAGACCCTCCGATGTGCGAATTTACTATTCAAAGCTGGGATACGGCGTTTTTAAAGACCCAGCGGTCAGACTACTGTGCTTGTACGACGTGGGGTGTGTTCTATCAGGACAACGAACGGGGCGTTATGGTGCCAAACATCATCTTGCTGAACTCGTTTAAGAAACGTATGGAGTTTCCAGAGCTAAAGGCAATGGCATTCGAGCACTATAAAGAGTGGGAGCCTGATGCACTGATTGTTGAGGCAAAAGCGTCTGGTGCGCCACTTGTTTTTGAATTAAGAGCGATGGGTATACCTGTACAGGAATATGTTCCAAGCAAAGGCAGCGATAAAATTGCCCGTTTGAACGCAGTTGCTGATATATTTGCATCTGGGAGAGTATGGGTTCCTAATACGCACTGGGCGGACGAGTTAGTTGAAGAAACAGCTTCGTTCCCATCAGGCGAACATGATGACTTAGTGGACTCCATGACTCAGGCAATGTTACGTTTTCGTAGGGGCGGCTTTATTAGCTTAGATAGTGATGAGCCAGAAGAACCGAAGTATTTTAAATCGTACCGGAACGCCGGTTACTATAACGTGTAGGTAAATTATGGCCATAGAAAAAGGTTTGTACGCAGCTCCTCAAGGAATTGCCGATATTAATAACGAAGATACTCCAGATATGGAGATCACGATTGAGGACCCAGAGTCTGTAGAGATTGGCGTTGATGGTAAGCCGATCCTCAAGATTGAAAAGGGCGCTGATGAGGAAGGCTTTGATGATAACTTAGCCGAGTACATGAGTGAAGACGAACTTACTCAGTTATCTGGTGATCTAGTTGGTGACTTTGAAGAAGATATTAGCTCCCGCAAAGATTGGATACAGACCTACGTAGATGGCTTGCAGTTGCTAGGTATGAAGATTGAAGAGCGCATGGAGCCTTGGCCAGGAGCTTGTGGTGTGTATCACCCGCTGCTATCTGAGACACTAGTTAAGTTTCAAGCTGAGACCATCATGGCTATTTTCCCAGCCGCAGGTCCAGTCAAGACACAGATTATCGGTAAAGAGACACCAGAGAAAAAAGCGTCTGCTGAGCGTGTTCAGGATGACATGAACTATCAGTTAACAGATGTGATGCAAGAATACAGGCCTGAGACAGAAAGAATGTTATGGGGCTTGGGCCTCTCAGGTAATGCGTTTAAGAAAGTATATTTTGATCCAGCATTGGATCGCCAAGTAAGTATGTTCGTGCCAGCTGAGGACTTAGTTGTCCCTTACGGTGCAGCATCATTGGCACAAGCACCACGCATTACACATGTGATGCGCAAAACAAAGAACGAGCTACGCAAGTTACAAGTAGCTGGCTTCTACCTTGATATTGAGTTACCTGACCCAGCAGATACGTTTGACGAAGTTGAAAAAAAGATTGCAGAGAAACAAGGCTTCCGTGCTTCGACTGACGACCGCTATAAATTATTGGAAATGCAAGTTGACCTCGATCTGGATGAGTACCCAGACGTGGACAAGGATGGCGAGCCTACGGGTATCGCACTGCCATATATCGTGACCATTGAGAAATCATCTGGTGAGATTTTGGCTATTCGTCGCAACTGGAGACCAGAAGATGAAAATAAACAAAAACGTAATCACTTCGTGCACTACGGCTATATACCTGGCTTTGGCTTCTATTGTTTTGGTCTTATTCATCTTATCGGCGCTTTTGCTAAGTCAGGCACTTCAATCCTCCGTCAGTTGGTTGATGCAGGATCACTATCGAATCTGCCTGGTGGCTTTAAGACCCGTGGGTTGCGAACCAAAGGCGACGACACACCGATAAGCCCTGGAGAATTCCGTGACGTAGACGTGCCAAGCGGAACAATGCGTGACAACATCATGCCATTGCCATACAAAGAACCAAGCATGGTATTGGCTGGCCTCCTAGATAAGATCATCGAAGAAGGTCGTAGATTTGCATCGGCAGCTGACTTAAACATCAGCGATATGTCAGCTCAAGCCCCCGTGGGTACAACCCTAGCGATTTTGGAAAGAACATTGAAGGTGATGTCTGCCGTTCAAGCTCGCATCCACTATTCGCTCAAGGAAGAACTTAAGTTACTACGTGACATTATTCGTGACTACACACCAGATAAGTATTCATATGAACCGAACGAAGGTCCTGCGCGGGCAAAAAAGTCTGACTACGACGATTGCGATGTTATCCCTGTCAGTGACCCGAATGCGTCGACAATGGCGCAGAAGATCGTACAGTACCAAGCAGTTCTTCAATTGGCTCAAGGGGCGCCTCAGCTATACAACCTCCCGCTCTTACACCGCCAGATGCTCGACGTGCTGGGCATTAAGAACGCTAACAAATTGGTCAAGCTACCGGAGGATCAAGTACCGGAAGATCCGATTAGTGAGAACCAGAACTTATTAATGATGAAGCCTGTGAAGGCGTTCCTCTATCAAGACCATCAGGCACACATTACTTGCCATATGTCAGCGATGAAGGATCCGAAGATCATGCAGTTAGTTGGCCAGAACCCACAAGCTCAGGCTATGCAAGCAGCAATGATGGCGCACATTAACGAGCACATTGCTTACGAGTACCGCAAGCAGATGGAAACTCAGATGGGCTTCGAATTACCATTCCACCCAGATGAAGAAGATTCTGACGAGCGTGCAATGCCAGAGATGCTTGAAGTGGCTATTTCACAGAAGGCTGCTGTTGCGTCTCAGCAGTTGCTTCAACGGGATACCCAAGAAATACAAGCTCAACAGGCCCAGCAAGCAGCACAAGATCCGATCGTTCAAATGCAACAACAAGAACTCCAGATCAAGCAAATGGAAGTTGATATTAAGAACCGTAAACTTATTGCCGATGCAGCCGCTAAAGCTGACCAATTGGCGATTGAGCGTGAACGTATCCTGTCACAAGAAAAGATTGCTGGTATGAATGCCCAGATCAAAGTCATCTCAGATGACAAGACACGTCAGGCAAAAGCAGAAGAAGCAGGCGCTAAATTAGGAATTGACATGGCCAAATCCAAAGAACAATTCAATATTCAGCGTAACCAACGTCAACAACCTTCCAAAAAGGGTGAAAACAAATGATGGATAAAACCTTAGAGCTTTTAGATCAAAAACTAGAAGTTCAAATTAAGGGTTTGCAAGATAGCTTGGGAACCGGTACAGCCAAAGACTTTGCCGATTACCAGTTTATGTGTGGGAAGATTCGAGGTCTTCTTACTGCGCAGATGGAACTAAATGACCTCGCAAAAAACCTGGAGCATTCAGATGAGTGAAATACTAATTGGATCAAACCCAAATAGTCCACAAGTAGTAGGTAGTTATCAGTACACAGCAACAGACGAAGAGAAAGCCCAACAGCTCCCAACCCCATCAGGTTATCGCATCCTCTGCGCTATCCCAGAAGTGGAAAAAGAGCATGGTGGCGGAATCCTCAAAGCAGATGCAACTATTAACTATGAAGAGAAGCTAGCTACAGTTCTGTTTGTCGTTGACTTGGGCCCAGACTGCTACAACGATAAAACCCGTTTTCCAAACGGACCTTGGTGCAAACAAGGTGATTTCGTAATTGTCAGACCAAACGCTGGCTCACGACTATTGATTCATGGCCGTGAATTTCGAATGATTAACGATGACTCAGTGGAAGCCGTAGTACAAGATCCACGTGGCATCAAACGCGCTTAAGGAGCATTAAATGGACAAAGACGAATTTAAGTTCCCCGACGAAGTCGAAATCGAAACCGAAGCTAAGGGTAAACCCTTAGAAGAAGGCGAAGTTGACATCGAAATTGAGGACGATACCCCGCCAGAAGACCGCAACCAGAAGCCAATGCCTGCAGAAAAGGTAAAGGAACTTGAGGCTGCTACTGACGAAGAAGAAGAAAACATGCCTCATAGGAGCCAAAAAGAACGGCTCCAGCAGTATAAAAAGGTCTGGAATGACGAGCGTAGGGCTAAAGAAGCTGCCCAACGTGAGCAACAAGAAGCTATTGAACTAGCCCGTAAAGTGCTTGAAGAGAATAAAAAACTCAAAGCACAATACTCCGCTGGCGAAAAGACCTACATCGAAACTGTACAGAGCCACACTGACACGCAAGTGGCGATGGCTAAGCGTGAATACAAAGAAGCGCTTGAATCTGGCGATGCCGATCGTGTTGTTGAAGCACAGTCTAAATTGAGCGAAGCTACATATGCTGCACAGCAAGCAAAACAATTTAAGCCTACTGCTTTACAAGAAGATGAAAATGAGGTAAAAATACAGCAAGTAGAACAGCAACGACCACGTGTTGACGCCAAAACGCAAGACTGGTTGGATGAGAATCCTTGGTATGGCACCAAAAAAGCCATGTCAAACTTTGCTGTTGGAGTACATGAAGAATTAGTGGACGAGTACGGCAAGGATATTGTTGGTACCGACCAGTATTACAAACGCATAGATCAAACCATGCGTAAGAAGTTTCCTGAGTATTTCGATATTGAGGAAGAAAGTAGTACCCAGGCAGAGGTTAAAGAGAATCAAACCCCTCAAAAAACTAAGCCAAGCACGGTAGTAGCTCCGGCCACGCGTAGTACGTCCTCTAAACAGGTACGTCTAAAGCAGTCGCAGTTAGCTTTGATTAGAAAACTGGGACTTAGTCCAGAGCAATATTCCCGTGAAGTATTAAAATTGGAGGTTTAAAAAATGGCTACAAATAGAATCACTCGTGAATTAGAAACCCGTTCAACTTATGAGCGTCCTACCGCTTGGGCTCAACCTGAGCTCCTGCCAGAACCTGATAAGCAAGCTGGTTTTTCCTATCGCTGGATCCGTGTGGCCACGCTTAATAGTGCCGACCCTCGCAATCTCTCCGCTAAACTGCGTGAAGGTTGGGAGCCAGTTCGTATCGAAGAGCAACCCCAGTTTCAGATGCTAGTTGATCCCAATAGTCGATATAAAGACAATATTGAGATCGGTGGTTTGTTACTCTGCAAGACCCCTACTGAGTTTGTTGAACAACGCAACAAGTTTTATGCCGATCAAACCCGTGCACAGACAGAGGCTGTAGATAACAATTTAATGCGTCAAAGCGACCCAAGAATGCCCCTCTTTAAAGAGAATAAGTCTTCGACTAGCTTTGGCAAAGGTAATAGTTAATCTAATTAGGAGTTTTTATGGCATACCCACAAGTATCAGGTCCTTACGGACTTCAGGCCAGAAACGAGATTGGCGGTCTACCATATGCAGGATCAACTCGTATGATCCCTATTGCATCTGGTTACGCTGCTAACTTGTATTATGGTCAAATCGTCCAGCTATCCGCTGGCACATTGATCGCAGGAGCTTATTCTTGCGCATCTTCCCCAACTACACCTATCGCTGGTACTATTGGCGTTTTTGTAGGTTGTTCTTATACTAATCCAAGTACAAATCAACCTATTCAAGCTCAATACTGGCCTACAGGTACTGTCGCTAACGACGCAATTGCTTATGTAATTGATGATCCACGCGTAGTATTTAAAGTAGCAGTAGGTTCACAGGGAACATCATTGTCTAATACCTCTGCAGGTATGGGCTATATGAACCCACAATTTATCGGTACTAACGTATACCCATTGTCTGGCGCAGGCGGTTCCACCACTACTGGTGATTCCTTAACCTCCGTTTCTGGCGGTGTTGTATCTAACGGTACAGGTAACGTACGTGTAACAGCCGCTGCTCCTTTGCGTGTAGTTGGTGTTGTTCCTGATACTGTATATGCTGTCACTCAAACTGCTTCTACTTCTGGTTCAAGCACAACATTGACACTAACTGCAGCTAACAGTGCAATCCAAGCTGGTATGCAAATCAGTTCACCAAGCGGTACTGGTGGATATAGTGGTAACTATGTATATGTAACTAACGTAAACGGCACAACTTTAACTTTGAGTTCAGCTGTAACTATTGCGTCTGGTACTCAAGTTACTTTCCTCGGCTATCCTGAAGTATTGGTAACATGGAACGGAAACTTCCATAGCTACAACAATACTACTGGCGTTTAATTAGGAGCTTATAAATGGCTATTTCACGCGCACAACTACTAAAAGAGCTCTTACCTGGACTTAATGCACTGTTCGGATTAGAGTACGCTCGCTACGGCGAAGAGCACAAAGAGATCTACGAAACAGAGACCTCTGAGCGTTCTTTCGAAGAAGAGACCAAGCTTTCTGGCTTCTCAGCTGCACCTGTTAAAAACGAAGGCCAAGCCATCGCTTATGACAATGCACAAGAAGCATGGACAGCTCGCTACAACCACGAAACTATCGCCCTTGGCTTTAGCTTGACTGAAGAAGCAATCGAAGATAACCTCTACGATTC